ATTTCGCCTAAATCTAAATCTGAAGTTGTAGGAATTTTCCCTGCAACCGCAGATCTTTTCATTTTTATATTATTAGCCATGTGGCTTCCCTTTCATTGCTATATAGCAGGGTAAATTTTAGAATGTGCCGCCGTCAATAGTAATGCCATCAAAGGTGGTTAAATTAGTTATTGATCCGCCTGTAATGGCCACATTGTTTGCCGCTTGCGTGGACATTGTGCCAAGACCACTAACTTGCGTGTTAGCAATAGCAATGGCTTGTGCTGATAACGCTGTTAATTGACCTTGTGCATTAACGGTTGCAGACAATGTGTTGCTTGCAGAACCGTATGAACCTGCGGTAACGGCAGTATTGGTAATGCTAAAAGTGTTGCCAGTTAGCGTTAAGCCTGTGCCTGCATCATAAGTGCCTGCGCCACTAAACTGTGTCCAAGTGATAGGCGTTGTGCCTAATGTGCCACCTGCATCAACTGTGCAAACCCAACCAGTATCGGCTTCGGTGCTACCTGTTTGAACAAATGTAAATGCTGAAATCAATTCATTCCATGTGTCCGCGTCTGTTGATCTTGTCCAGGTGCTTGAATCAGCCACATAAATACCGTTATTTTGGCTTGCAGTTTGATTTTTAACTAAAATTCTGTCGCCTGCGGTCAATGATGAAGCCCAATCGCCGCCTGCTTGTGTTGCCAAACCTGAAAGGGTAATGTTGCCAGTTGTTGTTGCAATAACAGCCGCTTTAACATTTAAACCTTGTGCAACGCTATCAACATATTGTTTAGTTGCCGCGTCTTGTGCCGCAACTGGATCGGCCAGGCTTGTTAATTTAAAACCGCCAAAAGAAAAATCAGCAGTTGGGCTTGATAGATCCGTTAGGCTTGCTTGTGAACCTGCCGTTGCCAAACCTTTGGCATTGATTGTGATTTTGGTGTAAGTGCCAACATTGCTATTGACCGTTGCCAATGTGCCTGTTGCAGTAACATTGCTTGTGCCATCAAACGATGGGCTTGTGTAGGCTAGATCGCCTGTGATTGCAATCGTGCGCCCTGTGGCTAATGCGGTGGCTGTGGCGGCATTTCCAGTAACAGAACCAACAATAGCATTGCTGAATGTTTTTGTGCCACCAATAGTTTGTGTTGTTGATGTATCTACAAATGCACCATTACCACCAATGGCAATAATTGATGTTGCTGATCCGCCAACACCGCCCGTGCCTGTTCCATAGTAAAGTATATTGGATGCTTCGTTAAACGCTAATTCTGCGTTTTCTAGTGTGGTTGGTGCGCCTGCGCCACCGCTACTTGCGCGGCGTTTGATTCTGATAGTATTTGACATTTAAAAATTACCCCCATCTGTTATTTCAATTTGATTAGTATTAACCCATTCATTATTTCCAAACATAACAACATCCCGATATTGAATGTTTGACATTACTACTGGATAGCCTGCAATGAAATCACCGCCATCGCGACCTGGAATCCCACGATTTATTTGAATTATCTGCGTTGGCGTTGGAACAACTTCAAGATTGATGTTATTGCCACTTTGCACATTTACACTTAAATTATTGCCATCCTGAACAGTAACATTCGTATTGCTAGGAACGGTCTGAACATTTAATGATGCCATAAGCCCCCCTTAAACTTTAACGATTGCGTCTGACCGCACGATAAATAATAAGAAAATAACATTATCTTCAGCAGGAACTGAACCTGTTGCGGCAAAACTTATTTTAATGCGCCCTGAAAAGCCTGCGCCATTTACGCTATCAATCGCTAAATCGGGGTCGCTTGCAACGGCAAGCCATGATGTGTCATCAATAACAAGCGTAAACGAACCAGCCGTGTCATTACGGTTGGCTATGGTTAGCGATATTGGTGTTGGTGTTGGGGTATAGTCGCCAATGTCAAATGAAAGCCCATAACGGGAATCTTGCACATTGGATAATGTTCTGCGAATAATCTGCGCGTTTATAGTTGCATTGGTTAAATTAACTGGCGTAACACCATCTTCGGATGTTAGCGTTAAATTCCAAAAGGTTTTTTGCTGATAGACTAATTCGCCTGTGATACATGGGTTGTCAAACCCACTAACTTGGGTAATGCTGTTTTTGTTAAAGACGGCTATGATTTTTCCCTACGCTTTCGGCTTAAATGCCCAGCCATCTTTTGGCTGATAAAACTTGTTATTGGCAAAACGCCCTTTGCAACGCCTTATAACATCGCATTGTTTTAATCCATTTGCGCTTGCCGCTTCATCTGCGGTTGGAAATTCACCCATTGGCGTAATCCACCAACCTTTAAAGTTTGGTGCTAATTCACCAAATTTGCCAAAGTTTGGATTATCTTGCCCAAGCATTGTGCCGTTACGAAAGCCACCAATAGCCATATTCCAACCAATGTTTCGCAATGGTCTTAATTTTTTTTCTATTTGGTAGCAGTATTCATTTGTAGCAATAATGATTTTTTCATAAATCACTTTATGCCATATTGATTTGAAACGATGCTTATGTTCGCGCATACGCTTTTCAAAGTTTGGTGTTACACCCACATAACCATCTGTGAATATATTTGTTTCATTTGGCAAATGTAGCCAATAAAGTGTTGCTGTTGCCATGTTTTTCCCCTACAAGGTAATGACGCGCCGATGCCCTCACCGAAACGCGGTCTTATTTTATCTTGTAGGTTAAAGCATTGTATAACTATTTAAACTGTTTGCCAAACTTCCTGTGGCATTTCATCAAATACAGGCAAGACACCACTAACAGGCGTTACTGCTATTGCGCGAACTTGACTGCGCCATGCAATAAATTCAGCCTGATTTGCTAAATACGGATTTGACATAGCAGAATTGCCTACATCGCCAATAGTTGTCCAATCTGTTTGTTGCAATAAACTAACTGCCGTTTGTTTATTTTCGTCTGCCGTTGGTGCAGGTGGAACATAAACCACATATTGATTTTCCAAGTATTGATATTGATATGCCACAATGTTATCAGGGCAATCTAACCAATATAAAGGCAATCCAATTTCAAATGTTTTATCGTCAGGTTCTACTTGAACTACTAAATTTTCCTGAACTGGTGATATAAGTGCTTTCATGTTTATTCCTTTAGTATTCAATTATTACAACGCCACCAACAGATTTTGTTTCTTGGCGACTATAACCACCTACACCAGCAGGGGCTTGTCCGCCAACAGCAAAAGCAATCCCTGCCCCACCACTTGTTGGGTTAGAAACGGCTTGGTTTTTTGCAATAGCAATAGAATCGCCAAGATAATTCTCATAAGCATTTCCAGCATTGGTTACACTAGCCGTTGTCCCGCCCCTTACAGCATTGTTTAGAACAGCACCACCTGATTGCAAAGCCGTTCCTGTGGTAACCGTTCCTACTCCATTTGTTCCATTGGTAGTGGAATTTATTGCGCCACCACCACCTGAACCTGATATTGAAACCCCTGTTCCCGTAATAGATGAAGCCGTTCCTGCCCCTGCCGCAGTATTTGAAGTAACGGCTGATACGCCACCTGTTCCTATTGTAATTGTTAATGTGCCACTTATTCCTGTGCAATAAGCAATCGCAAAACCACCTGCCCCACCATAAGTTGAACCCCCTGTGACTTGGTTTGTTCCACCACCACCGCCACCAATAACAGTTATTCTTGCTTTAGTTACGCCAGTTGGAACTGCCCAAGTTGTTGATGATGCAAAAACAACAGTTGAAAATCCAGCATAACTACTTCCAGCCGCACTAATCCATGTTGAACCATTACTTGTTAAAACATTACCGCTAGTGCTTGGTGCTACTACTTGAACCGCACTTGTGCCATTGCCTAAAATAACATTATTAGCCGTTAGCGATGCCGCCCCTGTTCCACCGTTAGCAACGGGCGCAACACCTGATAAACCTGTTGCCGCATCAAGTTGCCCCGATGTATTTACCTTGTTTGCTAATTGACTTAAATTAAATGCTTGTGTCATTTTATCCCCTATGCCGCACCGACTGATGCGAATGTTTGTTGTTGCATAATACTAGCCCCGTTTGTATTTGTTGCCAATGTATAGTTATTAGTGCCTATTGTGTAGTCTGTTGCCTGCTTCATTAAAGCCCCATTTATATATAAAGCAAAAGATAAAGGGTTGAAATTAAATGAATATGTTACCACTCCACTTGATGCGTAAGCAACCACATTTGACATAGTGCCAGTTGGCGTTGTTAAATTGTTTGCGCTAAATTGTATCATGGTCATTTTTCCAGTTGCGGCAGATGGCAAGTTTGCAATCGCACCGCTAGTAATATCATAATCCTGTTCGTTCATAACCGTGCCATTTAAAAATAACAATTCGTATGCGCTATGAACCGCCCATGTTGTTGGCGTGTAACTACCTGCCGATGTTAAATTAAAAGCCCAACGGCTAAATACCCGATAGGAACTACCTGAAGCGCGGTATTGGTAGATTGTTGCGCCTGCGCTTACAGTTACGCTTGTTGCAAATGTAATGGTGCGCGTTGAATAATTTACGCCTGTTACTGTGTATTGTGTTGGCGTTCCTGTATTAGCAAAAGTAATAATATTGCCTACATCAATTAGTTGCCAAGGCATTGTTGCGCTATCCCAAACAACCGTATTGGTTGATGATGATGCAACGGTTAAATTGATTGTGGTGTAAGTATTAGCCGCCGCCACCGCACGCATAGTAATGCAAGTAATAATATCGCCTGTTGTTGCACCAACGCTTAATGTAAAGGTTGTGCTTGTTTCGCTATATTCGCTTGTATCAAGTAACAATCCATTTTTAAAGATTAAATCTTGCCCTGTTATATAACCTGATACCCTTGCTGTTGGCGTAAATACAGTTTGACCGCTTGTTGCCGTAAATGATTGTTGGTTATAATAAAAATTATCAGGTGGCGAAAAGCCAACAATACGCCCATAAATATCAACCGTTATGGTTGCGGCTGAACTTGTAAATTGTGAAGCCCCGTCAGGGAATGTTAAAAATTCCGCTAATGAAGCAACAAGTTGCCCGTCAGGCGTGTTAGTAACGGCAATTTGACCTGCGCTTGCAGATGGCATCCCCGTAATAATTGTTTGACCTGTTGCCTTGTCTAAATCAATAATGTTTATGCCGTCAGGTAATGCTGACCAAATACGGAAATCAAACTTGCTTACCGTTGTTGGCACAAATGCGCCACCACTACCAGCCACATCCGTTCCGCCTGCATAAGTGGCAAAATCTGAATCAAATCCAAACTTGCGATTTGCATAATTGATGTAAGCCAAATAAATGTTAGTGCCAAAAGCAGGGTCGGCTAAATACCATTTATAGTCGCTTGCCGTTGTTGATGGCGAACTGCTTGTTGTATTAAACAAACCAAAATAAGTTTTGTTGCGTGGGTCTAAACTAAAACCTGTGCCTGTAATGCTATCAGCATAAGCAATAGACAAATACTGTTCGTTATATTGGAATGTTGTTGGTCTCCATTGCAAAACGCTTGACGCCAAAGAAAAATCACTTGATGCAATGCTATTAACCATACGGCTAAAGAAATACCAGTTGCCAGCAGGGATGTTAAACAGTTGAACGGCAGGCATTAAAACACCTTGACCATAAGGGTCGCCATTAGCATTAACTTCAGTTATGCCTGCAAATATGCGTTGTGCAGATGTTGGGTATTGATAGTTTGAATACCAAACTTCAGCATATTGCGTTATGCCTGCGGTTGAACTTGTAACCATTACATTAAATGCAGGGTTAGCGGCACTTGGTAATGGCGTTGAAATGTATGGTGGTGGCACTATGCCAAAAGTAATTGGCGAACCAATTCCTGTGTTTGGTGCTGGCGTAAATTGCGTTACATTTTTATCATCATAAACCGCGCCATTAAATTCCATTAAATTTAAACTTGCAGTTACTTGACCACTATCATTAAATTTTTGCGTTACTTTGCCAATCCTAAATTCTTTTGCAACCCATCCGTAATTAGAATTAGTAACAGTAACAATATCGCCTGCGTCAAGTTGCAAACCTGTGTAATCAATATCCACTTGAACTTGCAAATCTTCACGCGCCGCTTCTAAAAAGCGATTGGCTAAATACTGTGCTTGAACATCGTTATTGCAAAGAATTAGGCTAACAGATTGTTTGTTTACAGGTTCATTTGGAAATAACAATGCAGGGTTAATAACAGCCAAATCAAATGATGCGCTGTTAAAACTATCTTGCGCTGAACTATCGGGAAATTTAACTTCAATAATATTAAATGAATTTGACAAATCAATAGGGCTAATTTGGTTTACCTACACAGCACCATCCTTTGCGGTTGGTTCAATTATTGCTGGCGCATTGTTGCTTACAGGCGTTCAAGCGGCAGTAGTAGCATTTGCAATAAATATGGTTGCATCAATGATTATTTCAAAAATCTTTGCGCCAAATTTACCTAATCAACAAGCTGAACCTAATGTTGGAAACCGTCAGCAAGTGCCACCAGCAGGCGACAACAAATTGCCTGTTGTTTATGGTTCAGCATGGGTTGGTGGCATTATTACTGATATGTCTATTAGTCAAGATAATCAAGATTTATATTGGGTAATGGCATTAAGCGAAGTTACCAATAGCGAAAATGGCAACACGCCCGATGTGTTTACTTTTGGCGATGTATATTGGGGCGGTAAAAAATGTGTATTTAGCACAACGGCTGGCGAAACTTACAAAGTAACAGGTTTGCTTGATGAAAGCACAGGGCTTATTCAAGATGTTGCAGGTTACATGGATATTTATTTATATCGCAATGGTTCTAGCACGCCAACCAATAGCAATTCAAATGCAATAAATATAATGCAAACAAGCGGTCTTGTTTACACTTGGGATGGTTCTAAACTAATGACTAATTGCGCTTTTGCTATTATTCATTTGAAATACAGTCAATCACGCAATCTTGTTTCATTAAATCAATATCAAACCTATTGTTTAATTTATAGTCGTTATTACTAAACCCAAATGATGTAGCATTCGATAAAGCTGGCATAGGTAAGGATGCTGTTGATGTCGCAAGTGGATACGCATATATTTGCGACCCGCATTTAAAATATTTGTCAAGATATACAGTAAACACATCCGTATTTACTTTCCTAAATATATCTGACAATGTGCCATCCGGCCCAGTTGAAGCGTTATTTGATTGAAATAACGCATTATAAATTGCTGTATCCATACCTGTTGGTGATTTATCCCCGCTCTTCAATTTCAAAATAAGCAATCTAACATCTTGCGGTTTTGGCGACGTATTTACAGAAGCTGTAACTCCGAGCGGCCAAAATATTCCTTTGTAATGCGCTTTAACAATTCTTATTTTATTACCAATACGGTCTGCTTGACCAGTACCTTGATTGATATCAAAAATATTAGTTGTTCCGTATTGCGACAAAAGCTGTATATTTGCAAAAAAATTATTGGAATTTGATCCGGGTACTAAAGTAAACGGTTCCGTTGTATACGTTATAACTTTATGTTCAGCCATCTTTTCTACAACGGCCTTAATCAGTTTCTTTTGAGATTTAACCGCTTTAGGCGCTTTTTTTTTCTTGTTCGTTTTTCCTTTTTTACCTCCTTTGGGCATAGTATGAGTATACTACTAAAGGATATAAAATTAAAAGGTGGGGGTCGGATGGATGCCGAACGCCACCCTGAATAAATTTATATTATATTTTGAAAAAATAAGATTTTTTCAAAATCTACTAGAAACCCACTGAGGGAACCCGGCGCGACCTGGTTGCGGTCGGCAATCCGATTATAGCACTTTAAGGAAAACATGAAAGTAAAAATGAGCCCTCGGCGATAATTTTTACTTTTTGGGCTTCGCTCGGGATTTTTTAGTTGTTTTATCATATTGTTTAAACGTTTCTGCTGTTATTTTGTCAATTAGTTCATCCTTTGGCGAGTCTCCTGCGTCGATCACCTGAGAACTTATTTCTTTATTATCCTCTTCCTCTTCAGGCGACGTAGGAGCCGAAGAGGCGACCGCAGGGAGCCGTTGACCATCTTGGGGCTGCTCTTTCGTCATATATTTTTCCCAACCTATATCAGGGCGTTGTTTGACAAAGAATATTTTTTCATAATTTCTTGGTCTTCCAAACGCTGTATTAATTCGTGATATACACGCGTCCATCTTCGTCTTTGTTATATCACGAATAACGCCATGAGCGTGAAGCCGTCCGTCTTTATGTTTCTCAAAAAACATAACGGCTTTTTCATCAAACTGGTATAAAAACATTTTTTCTAACAGTTTCTTTTGCGATTCCTCATTGAGGTTTCTATACCTTAAACCATCATCATACTCGTAATCTGGTATGTCAAGTATGTTGGTTTGTTGGTAAAAAGATATCTTGTTTCCTGCTGGAACCACAAACGTGTAAGCAAAGTCAGTTTTCATTAATTCTATATATTAATGAAACATATAATAAACCATATAATAATCCCTCTTGTATAATCACGCCCCTAAATCCCCCGAGGGGACTTTCCTATAATAGTCGCAATTATACAATACTATATCAAGAAAAAAAATTTAGAAGTCAGTGAATTCTACTTGTACTTGG